ACTGGCGGTGGTGGTGGTGGTAATACTACCGCATACTACGGCGGTGGTTTCATTGGACCTGGCGCCAATAATGCACCGGATTTTGCGCCATATGGTAATAGTGTATATATACCCGGAATCTTGCCCGCAACGCCGACACAACGTGGCCAAGATGGCTGGAACCAACTCAATAATATTTTTTCATCAGGACAAGGATTTATTATGAATAGAGGAGGCCAAGGCGGCGGAGGATCAGGCACACCAGCTGGTGGTGGTGCCGCGGGCATGGCTGGAGCTGGTGGTGCCGGAGCTCCCGGATGCGGCGGCGGCGGTTCAGGTGGATTGACGACCACGATGAGCACCTTGGCACCTTCAGGTGCTGGTGGTCCAGGTTTTGCAATCATAATAAGTTTTTAAATATGTTAGATTTCAGTCATTTACCACCACCCGGCGCAAACATTCAACTGTTTGTAAATGCAGAATCATCAGCAGTTGCTGCAACACGTTGGCACACTTGGGTAAAACCAAGGGGCACAAAAATGGTTTTTATTTTTGCTGTAGGCGGCGGTGGATCTGGAGCTTTTTCGGGCGTGTCCGCGGGTGCGTTAGCTGGTGGTACGGGAGCACAAACAACTGTTCTAATACCTGCAATGATGATTCCAGATATATTGTATGTATGGACTGGACGTGGTGGATTAGGCACTGTAACAAGTGACCCTGGACAACCCACATATGTTGCTGTGGAACCATTTGTGTCTGGTGGTGGTGCAGCACCACCGGCGGCATGGTTACGATCACAAATATTAGTGGCATCAGCAAATGGAGCTGTCGGTCAAACAGCGGGAACCGCAGCCACTATTGTCCAGATGCCCATGGCCAGTAGAGGACTTTGGAATAGTATTGCTGGTAATACCGGTGCCGCGTCTGGTGCAAATCAGACCGTTCCAAGCAATGGCAATATGCATTTAGGAGGAGCTGCCGGCGCCGGTGCAACCAACACATCGACTGGCGTTAGAGGTGGATTTCAACCTGCAATAACACTGAATCGGCCGTCCAGATATTTTTCTGCAAATCAAAATTCAGGTGGCATTGAAGGTGTTGGAGNTATTGCACCACCCGGAAACTTACCGAGCTCGTGGTGGCATTATGCACAAGGAGGAACCGGAGGTGGTGGTGCAACATCAACCGGTGCCGCTGGTATTGGTGGCGCCGGCAATCTTGGAGCTGGCGGCGGCGGCAGCGGAGGAACATCAACCGCATTTACCAGCATTACAGCTAGTGGTCCAGGTGGATCTGGTTATTGTTATATTATTAGTTGGTAATATAAGATATAAATACCTCAATAGAGAGGAAAATAAATGGCCGCAATAACATCAAGAACCGCATTTAAAGATTACTGCTTACGCAGACTAGGATTTCCTGTAATTGAAATCAACGTTGATGACGACCAGGTGGAAGACCGCATTGATGATGCACTACAGTACTGGCAAGATTATCACTTTGATGGTCTACAAAAAGTTTATTACATTAAAGCAGTAACATCAACTGATGTGAACCAAAGATATTTGAATGTTTCGGCTGCGACAGATGCTTCAAATAATGCATTGCAAATTGTTGGTGTTACTAGAATATTTCCACTGTATGATTCTCAGGCATCCATTAGTATGTTTGACCTTAGATACCAACTTCGTTTGAATGAATTGTATGATTTCACATCGGCATCATACATCAATTACACCATGACTCATCAACACTTGAGAATGTTAGAACAACAATTTACAGGTGAAGTACCAATTAGATTTCAAAGACATATGCAGAGACTGTATATTGATTGGGCTTGGGGTTCATCACAAGCACCTGCAGGTACAATTGTTATTGCAGAGTGTTATGCAAACATAGACCCGGCCGTATACACACAGGCCTGGAACGACCGTTGGTTAAAAGAATATGCCACGGCACTTATCAAAAGAAGTTGGGGAAATAACCTTAAAAAGTTTAATGGTATTCAATTGCCAGGTGGTGTTACATTGAATGGCGATAAGATTTACCAAGAAGCCGACAATGAAATTAATGCCTTACATGCTGAGATTGGTGACAAGTACGGAGCACCATTAGAATTCTTAATGAATTAATATGGCAACCAATCAGTACTTTAATAATTATAACTCACTGGCCGAACAGCGGGTAGTAGAGGACTTGATTACAGAATCCATAAAGATTATGGGTTTTGATGCTTATTATTGTCCAATATTTAATGAGGAAGACCGAGACATTCTTTATGGTGAAGATCCGGTTAAGAAATTTAGTTCAGCATTTCCAGTAGAATTTTACCTATCAAGTTCTATGGAGTACGGTGGCGAAAGAGAGTTCTTTTCTAAGTTTGGCCTTGAGATTAAAAACAATATTAATGTTATTATTTCTAAGCGTTCTTTTTCTCAACGAGTACCACAAAATGTTTTTACCAGACCTCGTGAAGGTGATTTGATATATGTACCTTTTCTAAACGGTACTGGTGAATTATTTGAAATTAAATTTGTGAACCAAACAAAAGACTTCTTCATGTTAGGTCGTAAGATTCCATATTATTACGAACTTGAAATGGAGAAATTCAAATACTCACAAGAAATTATTGATACTGGTGTGGAAGATATTGATAATGTTGTTGCACAATCCAGTTATACACTTGACTTGACATTGGCTCAAGGTGCAAACAATTATACACAAAAAGAAATTGTGTTTCAATCAAATGATAACACATATGCAAATGCAATCGTTACTGCTACAGTACAAAACTGGAGTAACACATCAAATACATTGAGTGTTACAAATATCGTTGGTGAGTTTATAAACAATATATTGGTAATTGGAACATCAAGTAATGCAAGTCATGTGTTAATGACCTTTGATACAATGGAAGATTCTACCAGAAATGAAGTATATGATAATCAACATATTTTTGGTGAAGCCAATACCATTATAGATTTCACTGAAATTAACCCATTTGGAACAATCTAATGTCAACACCATATTACAATAGAACCATCAGAAAACTAGTAGTAGGTTTTGGTAATCTATTCAATGACATTACATTGGTCAGATATAAACCAGACTTAACAGAACTGGAAAGATTCATGGTGCCTATTGCCTATGCATCCAAAGAGTCATATGTTATGAGACTTGAAGAGGATTTGGACTTAGACAAAAAGGTTCAAATAACTCTACCTAGATTGTCTTTTGAAATGACAGGTCTTTCTTATGATTCTTCCAGAAAACAAAATACAAATGTTAAAAACTTTGCATCTAGTTCATCTGGAGTAAAATCACAATACAATCCAGTTCCATACAATTTTGATTTTAACCTTTATCTTTATGTGCGTAACATAGAAGATGGTACACAAATATTGGAACACATTATACCATATTTTACACCAGATTATACCATCAAATTAAATATGGTTCCTGAAATGGGAATCATTAAAGAAATTCCTGTAGTATTAAACTCATGTGTATCTGATATAACATATGAAGGCAATCGTGAAAAAGATCCAAGAATGATTATTTGGACTTTGAACTTTACAGTCAAAGGTCATATATTTGGTAAATCCACACTCACTGGACTTATTACTCATTCAATTACATCAATATACAATAACATTACTGATGCAGATATTATTGAATTTTCTATGAATTCAGCATCAGGTAACGGAACATATCAAATTGGTGAAACAGTATATCAAGGTTATACAACACAAACATCAACCGCGACAGCAAGAGTTGTTCTTTGGACAAATAACAAATTACATCTAAATAATATTAATGGTAATTTTATATCAACTCAGCCAATATATGGTGTAAATACCAGAGCAAATTATAAGTTTACTTCTTACAATATTACACCTGTGAAATTTGTAAATATTGATATTAAACCAAAACCATTAACTGCAAATGCAACTTCTTCTTACACAGCTAACACGGTAATAACTGAATACCCATAAAAACATGAACACTTTTGACAAGAATATGGAAAAAATATTTGATGTGACACCAGTAGAAGAAGAAAAGAAAAAACTTTCTGCTGTTGTTGCAGTAAATTATAATGAACCTGATATTAAACAAGACCTGACTGATGCATATCAACAGTCAAAAGAAAACTTGCAAGAGATTATTGACCAAGGTAAAGAAGCCATGGAAGAAATACTCAAAGTAGCCAAAGCAGGTCAACACCCACGAGCCTTTGAAGTATATGGTACCTTACTCAAAAACATGGTAGATGCCAACAAAGAACTATTAGGTATACAAAAACAAATGCGTGACATGGATGGTAAGAAAAAAGAAGGTGACACCAAAATTGACAAGGCCATATTTGTTGGTTCAACTGCTGAGTTGAATAGAATTTTACAAGGCAAAGAATGATTGCTGATGTTGATTTGAAATTTGGTGAAGCCTATCGGGATAATCCTTTACTTAAAAAATCTGGTGTCAAAGTAGAATACACACAAGAACAGGTTGATGAATACATCAAATGTTCTAAAGACCCAATTTATTTTGCAAAAAACTATATTAAGATTGTTAACGTTGATGAAGGTTTAATAAATTTTGCAATGTGGAAGTTTCAAGAGCAAATGTTAAAGCTCTTTGCCAGCAATCGTTTCGTTATCACAAAATGTCCTAGACAGGTTGGCAAAACCACTACAGCTGTGGCATATATGTTATGGGAAACAATCTTCAAAGACAGTCAGAACTGTGCCGTCTTGGCAAATAAAGGTTCTCTTGCTCGTGATATTCTTGCCAAATACCAGTTGGCATATGAAAATCTACCAATGTGGCTTCAACAAGGCGTGGTTACCTGGAATAAAGGTAACGTAGAACTGGAGAACGGGTCTAAGATTATCGCAGCGTCTACATCTAGTTCCGCCATTCGTGGTGGTTCTTTTAACATTGTATTCTTAGATGAATTCGCTTTCGTTCCAACAAACATTGCGGAAGAGTTCTTTAACTCTGTTTACCCTGTAATTTCATCAGGTAAAAAGACAAAGATTATTATTGTTTCTACTCCTAATGGTATGAATCTATTCTACAAGTTGTGGATGGATTCAATTAACAAGAAAAATAACTATGTTAACTTTGAAATCCATTGGTCACACGTACCTGGCCGTGATGAAAAATGGAAAGAAGAAACAATCCGCAATACTTCTCAACGTCAGTTCTCACAGGAGTTTGAAACTGAGTTTTTGGGTTCATCCAATACCCTTATTTCTGGTTACAAATTGCAGCAGCTGGTCTACAACGACCCTGTGACTCAACATGATTTACTGAAAATATATGAACATCCAGTCAAAGAAGGTGTCAATGAAGCCAAATCTGACCACCTATATTGTTTAACAGTTGATGTTTCTGAAGGTAAGAATTTGGATTGTTCTGCAATTTCCGTTATTGATATCTCACAGACACCATATAAACAAGTGGCCACCTATAAGAGCTCGTCAATTACACCTATTCTTTTCCCTACAGTCATCTATAATACCGCCAGATATTACAATGATGCGTATATTCTGGTAGAAATTAACAACAATCCTCAAGTTGCAGACTCATTACATACTGACTTTGAGTATGAGAACCTATGGAAAATCTTCACAGGCAATAAAAAACCACAACAATTATCGGCTGGTTTTGCCCGTGGTATTCAGATGGGCCTGAAAATGTCACCTCAGGTTAAGGCAATTGGGTGTTCAAACCTCAAAACTTTGATCGAAGGAGACAAACTTCTAATTAACGATTTTGATACATATTCCGAATTGACAACTTTTATTCAGCAAAGGAATTCTTTTTCAGCTGAAGAAGGTGCCAATGACGACATGGTAATGTCTTTGGTTATCTTTTCTTGGGTCACAACTCAACAATATTTCAAAGAAATTGTCAATCACGACATTCGTAAACAGATTCAATTGGAAAGTATGAATCAAATGGACGATGATACTTTACCGGCACCTATCATAGAAGATGGGTTAGAACATGATTTTGAGATGGTAGGTGGTGATATGTGGGAAGTTGCCGATGGTAGGGAAACATATTCCGAATACTTCAAAGATTTCCACCGAAGAATGTAAAACCGATGTTTCATAAATATCACTATGGTATCTTACCAATAGAACACATAATAATTCAAGGAGAATAAAATGGCGTTTCAAATCTCTCCAGGCGTAAATGTTTCTGAAGTTGACTTAACTACAGTCGTACCTTCAGTTCTAACTACAGCCGGTGCTTTTGCTGGAACATTCCCATGGGGTCCAGCCAATCAACCAGTATCAATAGATAGTGAAATCAATTTAATTAGAAATATGGCTCCAGCAGGACCAGATTCAAATTCAGCAATATCTTTCTTTACAGCTGCAAACTTTCTATCATATGGAAATAACTTAAATATAGTTAGAGCCGTGGGTGCAACATCAAACAATGCAACTTTAGGTGCAAATGTACAAATATCAAATGCTGCTGCATTTGAAGCTTCTTTGTTAAATACAAATAATGCAAATCTTTATGGCGCTTTCATGGCAAGATATCCAGGTTCTTTGGGTAAC